TTTAAAAAAGTATACTACGATGAAATGGAACAAAGAGCAGTATCAAAATTTGTTCCAGCAGATGATTTAATTGTTCCGTACACAGCTACCTCATTAGATGATGCGGAAGCAATTATTCATCGTGTTAAGATTTCAGAAAATGAATTAAAAAAACAACAAGTAGCAGGATTCTATAGAGATATAGAGTTAGGTAAACCTACAGCAGGAGAATCTGAAGTAGAGAAAAAAGAGAGAGAACTAGAAGGTACAAAAAAATCAAAAGAAGAAGACATATATACAATACTAGAATGTCATGTAGATTTAGATCTAGAAGGTTTTGAAGATGCAGATCCACAGACTGGTGAGCCCTCAGGAATTAAAATACCTTACATTGTAACTTTAGAAGAAGGGTCACGAGAAATTTTATCTATTAAAAGAAACTATGAAATAGGTGATCCATTAAAAAACAAAGTACAATACTTTGTACATTTTAAATTTTTACCAGGTTTAGGTTTTTATGGTTTTGGTTTAATTCACATGATAGGTGGACTGTCTAGAACAGCAACCTCAGCTTTGAGACAGTTATTAGATGCAGGAACGCTTTCTAATTTACCAGCTGGATTTAAACAAAGAGGTATAAGAATTAGAGATGATGCACAATCAATTCAACCAGGTGAGTTTAGAGATGTAGATGCACCCGGTGGTAATTTAAGAGATTCATTTATGATGTTACCATTTAAAGAACCATCGCAGACTTTACTAGCATTGATGGGAACAGTTGTTCAAGCTGGTCAAAGATTTGCATCTATTGCAGATATGCAAGTAGGTGATGGTAATCAACAAGCAGCAGTTGGAACTACAGTTGCTTTATTAGAACGTGGCAGCAGAACTATGTCTGCAATTCACAAAAGAATTTACTCAGCTCTTAAAAATGAATTTAGATTAATGGCTAGAGTATTCAAATTATATCTACCACAAGAATATCCGTATGATGTCGTTGGGGGTCAAAGAATGATTAAACAACAAGACTTTGATGATCGTGTAGATATATTGCCAGTTGCTGACCCTAACATTTTTTCTCAAACACAACGTATTTCCCTCGCTCAGACGGAACTCCAACTGGCACAATCAAATCCACAAATGCACAATTTGTATAATGCCTATAGAAGTATGTACGAAGCTTTAGGTGTAAAAAATATAGATTCTATTTTAATGAAACCAGAACAGCCACAACCAAAAGATCCAGCGCTAGAACATATTGATGCGTTAGGTTCTAAACCTTTCCAAGCTTTTCCCGGTCAAAATCATAGATCACATATCACAGCGCATTTAAATTTTATGTCAACTAACTTAGCTAGAAATAATCCAATGGTTATGGCAAGTCTTGAGAAAAACATTTTTGAACATATTAGTTTGATGGCGCAAGAACAAGTTGAATTAGAATTCCAAAAAGAAATGGAACAGATGCAACAGATGCAACAACAGATGCAACAGATGCAACAGAACCCTCAGATGGCTCAACAGGCTCAACAAAATCCACAAATGATGCAACAAATGCAAATGCAAAATCAACAGATGCAAATGCAGATGCAAGAAATGAATCAAAAAATAGAATCCAGAAAAGCTGAACTTGTTGCTGAGATGATGGAAGAATTTATGCAAGAAGAACAAAAAATTACATCACAATTTGACAATGATCCTATTGCAAAATTAAGATCTAGAGAGTTAGACATTAGAGCACAAGAAAATGCTCGTAAAGAAAAGGAAGCTAATGAGAGAATGGATCTAGATAAGATGAAAGCAATGATGAATCAACAAAATCAAGAAGATAAACTTGAACAAAACGAAGAATTGGCAAATTTAAGAGCTGATACATCAATTGAAAAGACAATTTTAGGAAAAACACTGCCTAATTCTGATTCAATGGTGCCTAACGTTTCAATAATGCGTAAAGGGTAGTGACAAAAACTAAAAAACAAGTTAAAATAAATAAATAAGGAGATAATATGAAAAAATATAATGATATTTGTGGTAAAATTGTAGATATTCCATCTGAAGACAAGATGAATCTTGAAATTGACCCAAGATCTAAAACAACAGCTGATGGTTCTTTTAACTACATCGCAAAAGGCGAAGAAGTTCAAGTAAAAGGAACTAAAAGAATGTTAAAAAATAAATCTAAGACTGCTAGGTGGATCTAAATGTGGTTTTCGGCAATTAAATTAGCCGTATCTGCTGGTAGTAAGATTTACGCTAACAAACAAAAGACTAAAATAGCTATGTCAGATGCACAGCTTATGCATGCGTCTCGTATGGCTGAAGGAAAAGAAGCTTACCAAGGAAAATTATTAGAAGCACGTCAATCGGACTGGAAGGACGAGGCAGTTTTGATAATTTTAAGTTTGCCAATAGCAATTTTGGCTTGGGCAGTTGTAAGTGAAGACCCAACAGCGATGGATAAAGTAAAATTGTTTTTTGACATGTTCTCACAGCTCCCTTCATGGTTTACAAATCTTTGGATCCTTGTCGTGGCAAGTATTTATGGTATAAAGGGTACACAAATTTTCAAAGGAGGAAAAAAATAATGAGAAGATATTTTAAAAATGGTTCATTAAAACCAATACCAGAAGGAAACAAAGGTTTACCAAATTTACCTAAAGAAGTAAGAAAAGAAATAGGTTATATGAAAGATGGTGGCCGAGTAAAAGCAAGTGATGGTCTCTATGCAAATATTCACAAAAAAAAAGCTAGAATCGCTGCAGGGTCAGGTGAAAAAATGAGAAAAGTTGGAGCTAAAGGTGCACCTACTGCTCAAAATTTTAAAGACGCAGCAAAGACAGCAAAGAAAACGTAATGTTAAAATCTAGGGGCATGAGTAGAATACTTCTTAAAAGAGGTGGGTCTCCTGCATGGACTAGAAAAGAAGGTAAATCTAAATCAGGTGGACTGAATGAAAAAGGACGTAAGTCTTATGAAGCAGCTAACCCAGGTTCTGATTTAAAAGCACCTCAACCGGAAGGTGGGGCAAGAAAAAAATCATTCTGTGCTAGAATGCGGGGAATGCGTAAAAGACAAAAACCAAGTAATAATACAGGTGATGATAGATTGTCTAAATCACTTAGAAAATGGAAATGTTAGATAATTTTATTTATAAATTCTGCGGTTTGATAGATGACGGTGTTTCTAAAATAGAAACATATGCCATTAAACTTGTTGAATGGTGCTGGCATTCAAGAGTTAATTTATTACATAAAAGGAGAAAGAAAAATGTTAAACGAAGAATTAGTAATCCTAAGTAAATTACAAAAACATCTTAAACAAAGTTATGAAGATATAGGTGACGCCATGATTGGTGGAGGTGTTGACAATATGGAAAAATACAAGTATATGTTGGGACAGGCACATGCCTATTTAAAAATATCACAGGAAATCTCTAACCTGCTAGAACCTAAGGAGCAAAAAAATGATACCGAAAGAGAACCAAACGTCGTCGACTTCGAAAGACCCTGAAATTAAATCAGCGTTATTAGATAAATACGAACAAGACGCTAAAAAAAAAGAAGACGGTTACGAACGTCTTAAAACAAAAGAATCAAATAAATTACCTAAACCAACCGGATGGAGATTAGTTGTTCTTCCTTTTAAAATGAAGGAGAAAACTAAAGGTGGATTAATCATTGGACAAGATACTTTAGAAAAACAACAAGTAGGATCTACTTGTGGTTTAGTTCTTGCTATGGGGCCACATTGTTATGACAAAGATAAATTTCCTGAAGGACCTTGGTGTAAAAAAGGTGATTGGGTTATCTTTGCAAGATATGCCGGTTCAAGAATGAACATAGATGGTGGGGAAATAAGAATGCTAAATGACGATGAAGTTTTAGCAACCATTGAAGACCCTGAAGATATACTTCATCAATTTTAATCATAGAAGGAGATAAACTATGCCAATAGACAATAAAGTCGATATAGATACATCTGGTCCAGAAATGGATGTTGATATTCCTGAAGAAAATAATTCAGCAGAAATTGAACAACCAGAAGTAAAAGAAGAACCAACAGTAAGACCTGTTGTAGAAGAAAAAGAAGGCGAAGATAAAACTTACGAAAATGAACGTGAAATTAAGTTAGAAGAAAAAGAAGAAAAGAAAGAAGATCCTGCAAAGGACGATAAAGAACAAGAATTAGAAAAATACTCTGATGGAGTACAAAGAAGAATAGC